AATGAGCAGTGTAAGTGATTGAAAGGGCAGGAAAAAATTTCTGCTCTTTTTTGTTGTCGAACTTCGAGAAGTGTAGAAGAATACACTCTATAACTGATTGAAGAGAGAGACCTAACCATGGCGACAACTGATTATAATGTAGAGTTCGATAAGCAATACATTCGTGAATTTAATAAGTATCTACCTGAAGCACTTCAAGTTCCTACTAATGATGCATTTTTGAATTCAGGTATCATCCAGCGCGACCGTCTCATGGAGATTGCGTGTGCGGCAGTTAGCAATGGAAAGTATGAAGTTATCAGCGAGGACGGTCGAGACTTTACCGACGGTTCCGACATGAAGACCGTAACTATCAACCAACGTAAGTCTCAGAAAAATCCAAACGTAATTATCACTAGTATTAAAAATAAGACTGGTCCACTCCGCGTGGTTGCCTTAGACCCTGTAACTAGTAAGTTTTATTACATTATCATTTTTGACTTTGAATCTTGCCGCAACTATAACCGAGTTGAATTCACTATGTCTAATCGTAGCAAATATTTGAACGGTAAGTGTGGTATTGAGTTTGCCACGTTTGAAGAGATGGCAAACTTTACATTGGTAAATACTACTAAAAAAGTTGCTTAGATTGAAATATATTTGTTGTCTTTCTTCTCTAAATATGAGAGAATGGGAGCGAATTGAGAGAGGTTACTCCTATGCAAAAAGATATTCTCGCTAAACTACTTGCTACTGAAAACATTACGGTAGTTCATGAAAACGCACCAACTGCGTCTTTCAATGTCAAAGATCGTGTCTTGACTCTCCCTCTTTGGGATAACCTGACTGGTGATAACTATGATCACTTCATTGGGCATGAAGTTGGTCACGCACTGTATACACCAGAAGACGGTTGGCACGATGCGGTTTGTGAACGTGGACGTGCGTACAAGTCATTCTTAAATGTGATCGAAGATGCTCGTATTGAGCGATTGGTTCAGCGGAAGTATCCTGGATTGCGTCGCAATTTCATTAACTCTTATAAGAAGTTGATGGCAGACGGTTTCTTCGGTGCAAATCTTGAAGAAATCAATTCCTTTGACCTGATTGACAGGATCAACACTTACTTCAAGATTGGTGCTTCCTCTGGTGTTCGCATTGAAAAGAACGAGATGAGATGGATCAAAGAGATTGAAGAGTGTGTGACTTGGGAACAGGTTGTTGATATTGCTGATCGCTTGTTTGATGAAGAGAAAGCAAAGAAAGAAGAAGAACAAGAGAAGCGTGAGCAAGAGCAAGAAGAAATGCAAGATGATGGTCGTTTCGAGAATGCGGAAGGGCAATCTGATGGGTTCGATTCAAACGACTGGGAAATGGATGAGGAAACAGATGAAGAAGGGAATGAAACTTCTGAGGGAGAGGAAGAAGAAGGTGATGAGCAGGAGAGCGAGTCAACTCTTGATCAGGAAGAAGAAGGAGAATCAGAGGAAGAAATAGACTCTACCGACCCAATCTCTAAAACTGAAGAGTCCCTCCACGAAAACATTCGTAAAGAGTTCAATAACATGGGTGAAACATCCGTGTTTAATCTGAGTCTGAATATGAACAAGGTGGAAGATCTAATTCTAAACTACAAGACTGTTCTTGGGTTTGGTAATAATCCACAGTGTTATGGAACTCCTAAAGCACACCTTGCTAACTATGGCGAAAAGTTGTTCCGTGAGTTCCAAACAAATAACAAGAAGTCTATCAACTACATGGTCAAAGAGTTTGAGATGAAGAAGAAAGCATCTGAGTATGCTCGGACAACTCTTTCTAAGACTGGTGTGATTGACCCTGTGAAGATGAGTTCTTACAAATTCTCTGATGACATCTTCCGCAAGATGGCAGTGACTCCACAGGGTAAGAATCACGGCATGGTTCTGTACCTTGACTGGTCAGGTTCTATGCATAACCACATAAAACCAACGATTGATCAATTGCTCAATCTTGTGATGTTCTGCCGTCAGGTAAACATTCCTTATCGTGTGTATGCATTCACTGATCGTTTTGATCGCGATCCTACCATCAATGCAGTGAACGATGTTGCTGTGAACACTCTACAATACAAGACAGGTTTCCGCTTGATGGAAATGTTCAATAATCGTATGAATCGCGCTGACTTCACCAAGATGGCACAGATGCTATTGGCAATCGGTCAGAACTACAGTAAGGATGTTTCCTACTGCTTACCATGGGAATTCTATTTGGGTGGTACTCCTCTTGATGATGCGATTATGGCAGGTATCCATATCCACAACGAGTTCAAGAAGTCTAATCGTCTTGACATCGTGAATACTGTGTTCTTGACAGATGGTGATAGTCACCCAATTGAAGCAAAAGTCACTTCTAATCGCTATGAGGGGGCAGTGAACAATAACATTGCAGTTTGGAACTTACTGTATCGTGACTCTATCGTGAAGTTTATTGATCCTGTGACTAAGAAACAGTATCGTTTGCGGGATCGTAATGCTTACACCAAAGCACTTCTTGAGATGTTCCGTGATCATACTGGTTCTAACGCAATCGGATATCGTATCGTGGGAATGAATAAGCGTTCCATGATGTCTGAACTGCGTCGGTATGCTAATTGGGAACAGATTGAAGAGATGCACAATCAGTTGAAGAAAGAACGGTTCTGTTCGATCCCTAACTGTGGGTACACTAAGTTCTTCGCAGTGGCAGGTGGTAAGAACCTGGAAGTTTCTAACACTTCTATTGAAGTTGCTGATGATGCCAAGGTTGGACAGATTCGTACTGCCTTCAAGAAGGCAAACGCAAACCGTAAGACTTCTCGGGTCTTATTGTCGAAATTTATCGAACTGGTCGCATGATTAAAAAATACAATGGACGAAATGGTTGCTTTCTTCGTCCATTGTAGTAGAATGGTACTGTAATTGAGAGAGAGATATATTATGAATGTAAATCAAATTGAAACACTAAAACTCCTGAAGGAGAAGTTCGGTTCTGACGTTGTTGCTCGCGATGAGATTGTTCGCGCTGTTGAGGAAGCAGGTCTACCATATCCGATGTTTATTTTCCAAGATAAAGCATTGCGCGTGAAGCGTGGTTACTATCAATTAGAAAGTTCTGCGAAACAGGACAACGTTGATGTTGCTGCGCTTCAACCAAATCAATTAGTGAGTGACTTGAATGTTGAAACGACTGGGTTCACTGAGAACCTGATTCCTATAAATGATCCTCTGTTTGTTCCTTTTGGAAACTACAAGACTGTTGAGAAGATCATCAAGTCTAAGATGTTCTATCCTGTGTTCGTGACTGGTTTGTCAGGAAACGGCAAAACCTTTTCAATTGAGCAAGCATGTGCCAAGACTCGTCGTGAAGTGATTCGCGTGAACTTTACCATTGAGACCGATGAAGATGATCTCATCGGTGGGTTCCGCCTTGTCAATGGTGAGACTAAGTTCTTCAAAGGACCAGTGATCAAGGCAATGGAAAGGGGTTGCGTGTTGCTTCTCGATGAGATTGATCTTGCAAACCCTGCCAAGATTATGTGTCTCCAGTCAATCCTTGAGGGTAAGGGTTGCTTCATCAAGAAAACTGGTGAGTTCATCACTCCTGCTAATGGGTTCACTGTTGTTGCCACTGGTAACACTAAAGGCAAGGGATCGGACGACGGTCGTTTCATTGGCACTAACGTGATGAATGAAGCATTCCTTGAACGTTTCCCAATTACTTGTGAGCAGCAATATCCTGCTCCAGCGATTGAGAAGAAGATCCTCGCCAAGGTGTTTGTTGACCTTGCCGTTGATGATATTGAGTATTCTGAAAAGTTGGTAGACTGGGCAGATATTATTCGTAAGACATTCTACGATGGTGGTGTTGATGAAGTGATCTCGACTCGTCGTCTGGTGCACATTGCTAAGGCATACAGTATCTTTGGTGATCGTATGACTGCTATTGAAATGTGTATCAATCGTTTTGATGAAGATACCAAGCAGTCATTCCGTGAACTGTATGAGAAATTAGATGCGGATGTAGTAACTGAGTCGGAAATCGATGAGGCATTGGGTTTTGCGGCAGACGATGACAAAGTTCCATACTAAATCGTATAAATAAACCACACGGGGGTTGACAAAATCCCCGTGTTATATTACAATGAAATATATTATTAACAACAAAGGTGACTGAATGGAATTACAGATTGATCTAGATGAAATGCGCAAACGTAAACTGTTTGTTGCAACTCCAATGTATGGGGGCAACTGTCATGGTATGTATACCAAGTCAACTGCTGACCTTGCAAAACTCTGTACACATTATGGTATAGAAGTCAAGTTTTTCTATCTGTTCAATGAATCATTGATCACTCGTGCGCGTAACTATTGTGTCGATGAGTTTATGCGTTCCGACTATACGCACTTGATGTTCATTGACTCTGATATTGGGTTTGATCCTAACGATGTGCTTACTCTGATGGCATTAATGGATACTGAGGATCCAAACAATGATAAGCATATCATGTGTGGACCATATCCTAAAAAGACCATTGCTTGGGAAAAGATTAAACGTGCGGTCGACAAAGGATTTGCTGATGAGAATCCAGGAGAACTTGAAAAGTTCGTTGGCGATTATGTGTTCAATCCTGCACAAGGACAAACCCAAGTTCGTTTAGATGAACCAGTTAAAGTGCTTGAGGGTGGTACTGGTTTCATGATGATCACCAAAGACGCATTTAAGAAGTTTGATGAAGCATATCCTGATTATTCATACAAACCTGATCACGTGCGCACCAAACACTTTGATGGTTCGCGTGAGATCATGATGTACTTCCAAGCATTGATTGATGAAAAGACTAAACGTTATCTCTCAGAAGACTACATGTTTTGTCAGTGGATGCAGAAAGTTGGTGTTGACACGTGGATGTGTCCATGGATGCGTTTGCTACACACTGGTTCGTATACATTTGGTGGTTCGCTTACCGATCTTGCACAACTTGGTGCATCTGCTACTGCAGACGTTGATCAAATTAAGAGGATGAAAAAATAGGTGAATAAATTTCGTTATGATGAAGACAAGTATCTGAAAGAACTATTCAAATATATTGAAGGTACTTATGGCGAGCATTATTCTAAAAATAAGTTTCAAGCAACAGAGTTTATAATTGATTCAGGTCATGGAGATGGATTCTGTATTGGGAATATTTTAAAGTATGCACAACGCTATGGTAAGAAAGCAGGATATAATCGCGCAGACTTGCTTAAAGTATTACATTATGCTATAATCGAAATGTATGTACATGATTTGAATAACCGTGATGGAGAAGTAAATAATGAAGATGAGTGATGTGACGTTTGATGTGTTGAAGAACTTTTCGACAATCAATCAGTCTTTGGCGTTCAAAGCAGGTAATGTTCTGCGGACTGTTTCACCCCAGAAAAATATTCTGGCAGAAGCAACCGTTCAAGAAACATTCCCAGTAGACTTTGCAATCTATGAACTAAATCAGTTCCTTGGTTTGAGTTCTTTGTTTGAAGAACCAGAGTTTGACTTTGGTGAATCTAGAGTCACTGTCAAAGAGGGTTCTGCGAAAGCAAACTACACGTATGCTGATCCAAGTATGATCACTACACCACCTGAGAAGAACATCGAACTTCCTTCTGATGAAGTTCAGTTCAATCTTTCTAAAGAAGCATTCCGCAAGGTAATGAATGGTGCGCACTCACTACAACTTCCGGAAGTTGTCGTTCGTGGCAAAGGTGGGGCGATGTCAGTTGTTGCGACTGATACAAAAAATCCAAACTCAAACGAATTTAGTTCTGAGGTTGGCGAAACTGATTCTGAGTTTCAGTTTGTGTTCAAGACTGAGAATCTAAAATTCCTTCAAGATGATTATGCTGTAACTATTTCAGCAAAAGGTATTGCCCAGTTCGTGGGCACTACTGTGAAATATTGGGTTGCTACTGAAGCGAATTCGCAGTACAATAGTTAATCCAAAAGAGGCATAGTGTAATGGTAGCACGGCAGTCTCCAAAACTGTCAGTTGGGGTTCAAGTCCCTGTGCCTCTGCCAATTTTATTATGGAGAATATATGCGTGAAGATTTTCTTTGGGTCGAAAAGTACAGACCAAAAACAATCGCGAAAACCGTTTTGCCACAGTCTCTGCAGCAAACATTTTCAATGTTCGTCGAACAAGGACAGGTGCCAAACCTCCTTTTGTCCGGCAGTGCAGGTGTTGGAAAAACGACAGTCGCGAAAGCAATGCTGGAGCAACTTGGTTGCGACTATATCGTCATTAATGGTTCGATGAATGGTAACATTGATACTCTCCGAAATGAGATCAAGAACTTTGCGTCATCAGTTTCCTTTAATGGTGGACGGAAGTATGTGATCCTTGATGAGGCAGATTATCTCAATCCTCAATCAACCCAACCCGCACTGCGTAACTTCATGGAGGAATACTCCAAGAACTGCGGTTTCATTCTGACATGTAACTTTGTCAATCGTATCATTGAACCACTACACTCTCGTTGCTCAGTCATTGAGTTCAAGATTCCTAAAGAAGAACGAACCACAATGGCAGCAGACATGTTCAAACGTTGTAAGGAGATTCTTGAAATTGAGAATGTCGAGTTCGACAACAAGGTAGTCGCAGAAGTTGTTAAGAAGTTCTTTCCTGACAATCGTCGCGTGTTGAACGAACTACAACGGTATTCAGCGACTGGTAGGATTGACGCTGGTATCCTAGTCAACTTTGAAGATGTGAACATCAAAACTCTTATGGATGCCATGAAAGCAAAAGAGTTCTCCACTGTTCGTAAGTGGGTGGCACAGAATGTGGACGGTGATACATCTCAAGCAATCTTTCGTCAGATCTATGATAATGCCTCAGAGTTTATATCACCAGCAAGTATTCCTCAACTGGTCGTAACTGTCGCTGATTATCAATACAAGTCTGCATTCGTAGCAGATCATGAGATTAATCTCATGGCAATGTTGACAGAATTGATGGTTGAGGTGGAGTGGAATGATTGAACAACTTGAAGTTTTCCCATCCACATTCTATAAATTAATCATAGATCCAGATGCTTGTGTCAATTTACTTTCTGAGATTGAAAGTAAAGAAAACAGAATGAGAATCATTTCTAATGCCACTGAAACAAAAAATGTAAATGAGTATATAACAGATTATCAACATCCTGTAAAATTAGAATGGTTTGAAAAAATATTTAATCAGGCAGTGGTCACACAGTTTGATAAAATAACTTTGGTTCGCTATTGGACAGCAATTTATAATGCTAATGGTGTTCATGAAAAACATAACCACAGAAGTTCTTACTATTCTAATATAAACTACAGTGGTATATTATACTTATCAAATTTGGGAGGAACACATTTCTTCACCCCAAACCCAACTTCTTTAGTCCAAGTTATTCCATATGAGTCTAAGTTTGGTACTATGGTTTTGTTCCCATCATCTATTATTCATGAGGTATTCCCGCATGATAATGACAGCAACAAAAGATACATAGTTGCTTTTAATATGAGTATAGATTCAGTATGACTCCATTTGATTATGTTAACGATATAAACACAGGCAAAAAGAACCTCATGCGAGGTTCTGATAATGACGAGTTGGCAGAAAAGGATTACAGTCCTTTTCTCACAAATCGTGCGTTGTCCTATCACCATGATACTATTGCCCTCGCAAATGAAATGAATATGCGACACAACGCTGACAAAAAGTTACAGTATGAATTTTTACTAAATACTGTTCGAAGCAAAAAGCGTTATGCTAAGTGGGATAAAAAGAAACATCATGGTGATCTTGCCGCTATCAAAGAATACTTTGGATATGGCGACAATAAAGCATTGCAAGCACTCACCGTTCTTACTGATGATCAAATAAAAGAAATAAAAAGAATACTTGAAAAAGGTGGAAGAAATGCTTGAAACTCTCGTAGAGGTCAGAATCAAGAATGATGATGATTTCCTCAAGATCCGTGAAACACTAACTCGTATTGGTGTCGCCTCACGAAAAGACAAAACAATATATCAATCATGCCATATTTTGCATAAGCAGGGTAGATATTATATTGTGCACTTCAAAGAATTATTTGCATTGGACGGCAAACCAAGCAACTTTGGAGATGAAGATCGTGGACGCAGAAATACAATTGCAAATTTAATTTCAGAGTGGGGACTGGTAGAATTGGTAGATAAAAATAAATCTGCTGAACCTGTGGCACCTCTATCTCAAATTAAAGTTTTACCGCACCGCGAAAAAGATGAATGGAATTTAGTTGCCAAATACAATATTGGAAAGAAAAGTTAATTATGAGTAATTTTAAAATGGTTGGTGAATTCATGGAAACATTTGGACAAGAAGTCAAAACAAAACCTGAATTGCCTGATGAAACAACGATCGCGCTGAGAGTAGATTTAATTGAGGAAGAACTCAAAGAACTCATGTCTGCGCTGTATAAAGACGAAACTGTCGATTTAGTGGAGGTTGCTGATGCTCTCACAGATATCCTTTATGTCACCTATGGCGCAGGTCATGCTTTTGGAATTGATCTCGATAAATGCTTTGAAGAAGTCCAAGCATCGAATATGTCAAAGTTGGGAGAGGACGGAAACCCGATATACCGCGAAGACGGTAAAGTCCTGAAAGGTCCAAACTTTTTTGAACCAAAACTTGACAAAGTTCTAGGTTTGTAGTATAAATAAAGAAGCACATGCCAAAAGGGTGTGCGTAATTTGAAACTCGCTTAACTAAGGAGAAGCACTATGAACGATTTAGTTCTCAATTCACTATTCCCTAAAGATGTAGACAAGTTCTTTGTCGGATACGATAAGGTATTTGATCGCTTGCGTGAGTTCCACGATCAAGCAACAAAGAACATTCCTAACTATCCTCCATTCAATATTAAGAAAACTGCGGAGAACGAATATGTCATTGAGATGGCAGTCGCAGGATTCGGTAAGTCCGATATTAATATCGAAACGGAAGGCGATAAACTGGTCGTCAAAGGTAATGCTGAGAACGATGAAGCAGATGTTGACACTCTGTATCAAGGGTTGGCACTACGTCCATTCACTCGCATGTTCACGCTCAACGATTCAGTCGAAGTCCAAAACGCAGAGATGATTAACGGTTTACTCCGAATCACTTTGGAGCGACTAATCCCTGAGTCACAACGTAAGCAAATCGATATCAAATAAATAGAGGGGACGCAAAGTCCCCCTTTTGATTATAGGAGAAACCATGAAACTATCTAAGAATTTTAGTCTCGCAGAATTTACTAAGTCACAAACTGCAGAACGCAAGGGTATTGATAATACGCCACAGGGAGAGCATATGGATGCAGCAATCGCTCTTTTCGAAAATGTTGTACAACCTGTACGAGATCACTTTGGTCCTACTGTGCTTAATAGTGGTTATCGCTCCCCTGATCTTAATGCTGCTGTTGGTGGATCTGCTACGAGTCAGCACTGCAAAGGTGAAGCAGCAGATATCGAAGTTCCAGGAGTTCCTAATGCAGAACTTGCCGAATGGATACGCGATAATCTCGACTTTGATCAACTTATACTTGAGTTCTATACGTCTGGGATTCCGGATAGCGGTTGGGTACATGTTAGTTATAAGTCTGATGGTTCTAATCGCAAGTCTATTCTCACTGCTGCACGGGTAGAAGGCAAGACAGTTTACTCTGAAGGAATTAATGCATAATGGCAAAGTCGGTTGGATCAACTGCATGGAAACCAGACAGTCCTGGAAAACGAACCAGTATTGGTGGTGGTCGTGTTAAAATGCAAACGATGAATAAGTCCAAGAAACGTTCTTATAAAGCATACCGAGGACAAGGACGTTGAGTGGTAAATGGCATGGGGGAAAGGGTTCTTTCTCCCGCACCAAAGATCATGAAAAATATCGTGATAACTTTGATAAAATTTTTAATAAACCCTCGCAACCTGTTGATTCTAAACAGGAAAATAATTTGAAATAAAGTGTTGCCTTTTCTCTCAAATACGGTAGAATGGTACTGTAAATGAGAGAGAGGTAAATACTATGAAAAACGAAATTCTTGCCCTGATTGAAGAAATGAAAGCAGATTACTATAACTGGACTGTTCGCTGTGCGAAGGGTGAGTTGAGTGATATTAACAAGAATATGATCAATGCTTATAATGAAGGCATTCGTTATGAAGAAGGTCGTAAGTATATCAAAATTCTTACTGAAAACTCTGTTTGGGGTTTTATCGTTGCTGTTGATAACGATAAAAAATTCAAAAAGGGTGATATCTTGATGGCAGCAGGTTACAATGCTCCTGCTCGAAACAAAGCACGTGGTAACGTGTTTGATCTTGAAAATTATGCAACGCGCTGGGTTGGCGCGAACTACCTTTGATAGGAGATTATATTATGTACGATTTAAATTCAGTGGTTATCGCATTCTGTTGCGGTTTTATCTTGGCAGAAATGATTGAGATGATTCGTCTCTGTCGGGAAATTCGGAAAGTAGGAGAAGAAATTTGACCTACGCTACCAAAGAAAAAACAATCCTCGTCGACTGCGACGGGGTTTTGCTTGATTGGGAATATGCCTTCCATAGTTGGATGACTCGCCATGGTTATGAAATGGTTGAAGGTGGATTTAACATCTATAAGATTAATGAGCGGTATGGTATTGATCGCACTGAAGGTAAGAAACTCACTCGAATGTTTAATGAAAGTGCGAGTATTCGAAAAATTCCTCCACTGCGTGACGCAATTAAGTATGTCAAGAAGTTGCATGAAGAACATGGTTATGTGTTCCATGCAATTACCAGTCTCAGCAACGATCCATACAGTCAGCATCTACGGACAAAGAACTTGATTGAGTTGTTTGGACCAACAGTGTTTGAACGGTATGTTTATCTTGATACTGGTGCTGACAAAGATCTAGCATTGGCAGAGTATTGTGATACAGGTTGCTACTGGGTTGAAGACAAACCAGAAAATGCAAGGGTTGGTCTTTTGAATGGACTAAATTCTATTCTTATGAATCATGGTCATAATATTGATTTTGACATGATGAGTGAAACTGATGTAACTCGTGTCTACAACTGGAAAGAAATCTATGACTTGATTATCGGTCAGTGATGCGGTATACTTATTGAATGAGATTTTATACAAACTTTTATTCCCGTGGGGACATCGTCTTCATTCGTGGTTATGATAACGGTAGTCGGATCGTAGATCGAATTGATTATTCCCCAACACTATACTTGCCCACCAGAAGATCTTCTGAGTGGCAAACAGTCCATGGCGAACCTGTTGAACCAATGGAGTTGGGTTCTATTAAGGAAGCAAGAGACTTTATCTCTCGTTATGATGAAGTTGACAACTTCAAGATCTATGGTTCAACTCTTTATGCTTATGCATGTTTGAACGAAAACTATGGTAATGACTTTGATCCTGAAATAGTTAAGATTGCTTCTCTTGATATTGAGGTTGGTTCAGAGGATGGATTCCCTGAACCTGAACTTGCAAACCAACCAGTGATTGCGATTACAGTCGGAGTGAAAGGTAAGTATTTTGTGTTTGGAGTTGGAGAGTATACACCAACCCAAGACAATGTGAAGTATGTTGACTGTAAAGGAGAACGTCGACTTCTTGATGTGTTCCTTGAGTTCTGGTCTAGGATTGATCCAGATATCGTTACGGGGTGGAACGTTGATGGGTTTGATATTCCTTATCTACACAATCGCATCTCAAAACTAATCTCACCAAAAGATGCTAAACGTTTATCTCCAGCAGGAGTGATCAACGAAAAACAATATCGTATGCATAACAAGACAATTACTGAATATCAACCAGTTGGTCTTGAGGTGCTTGATTATTTACAACTGTATAAAAAGTTCACATACACTCAACAAGAATCATACAGACTTGATCATATTGCATTCGTTGAGTTGGGTGAGAGAAAACTGGATTACTCTGAGGTTGAGAATCTACACCAACTATACAAGACTGATTATCAAAAGTTTATTGACTACAACATCCGAGATGTAGAACTGGTTGACAAACTTGAAGACAAGATGAGACTGATTGAACAGGCATTGACTATTGCTTACGATGCCAAAGTAAACTACTCTGATGTGTTCACTCAGGTTCGTATGTGGGATGTGTTAATCCATAACTATCTACTTGAGCGACAGATTGCTATCCCACCAAAAGAGAGCAAAGAGAAAAACGCACAGTATGCTGGTGCGTATGTGAAAGACCCACAGGTTGGGATGCATAAATGGGTGATGAGTTTTGATCTAAATTCGCTTTACCCCCACCTAATTATGCAGTATAATATAAGTCCAGAGACATTCATTGAGGGTGAATACACTGACGTCAAGGTTGAGGATCTGATTGCAAAACAGATACCAGAGTATCCGAAAGATCACATTTTGACCGCAAATGGATATTATTATATCCGAAATCGTCAAGGATTCTTGCCTGAAATGATGCAGCGGATGTATGATGAACGTGTGCAGTACAAAAAGAAAATGCTTGAAGCACAAACAGAACTTGAAGAGATTAATAAACAACTGAAGGAGTTTACATGAAGAAAGGTGACGTAGTGGCAGTAGTATCTGTCGCAGGAGAATATGTAGGTAAGTATGAAGCAAGCGAAGGTGGCACGATTACATTAACAGATCCTCGAATGCTGGTACAAAATCAACAAGGTATGGGATTTGCATCAGGTATCTGTGTGACTGGAGAAATGAACCCAAAACAGGTTACTTTTGCACAGTATGTGTTTGTTACTCCTGTGAATGACGATATCGAAAAGGCATATCGTTCAGCAGTGAGCGGACTTGTACTTTGACGAAACTTGAACTTCTCACACGCAAGAAGCAGTTAGAGAAAGACATAAGTAAGTATAAGAATCTTCAACTTGCAAAGAAGGTTCAATTGAACTCTGCTTATGGTGCGTTGGGCAATCAATACTTTCGCTTCTTTGATGTTCGGATGGCAGAGTCAATTACACTGAGTGGGCAGTTGTCCATTCGGTGGATTGAAGAACGAATGAATGAATATTTAAATAAACTGCTGAAGACAGAGGGTGAAGATTATGTCATTGCATCAGATACAGATTCGTTATACATTTGTTTTGACCGCTTGGTTAACCAAGTGTTTAAACAGGGAGATGAACTACATCACCTTGATGCGGACAAGGTGGTCAAGTTCTTGGACAACGTTGCTCAAAAGAAGATTGAACCGTTTATTGATCAGAGTTATCAAAATCTTGCTGATCTAATGAACGCATACGCGCAGAAGATGTTCATGAAGCGAGAAGCAATTGCTGACAAGGGCATCTGGACTGCAAAGAAAAGATACATCCTAAACGTCTATAATAATGAGGGTGTAAAGTACGCTGAACCAAAACTCAAGATGATGGGAATTGAGGCAATCAAATCCTCCA